CCACTGCTGTGTTGTTGGATGCTGTGGTGTTTGCATCAAGTGAATTTAAACCTATGGCAACGTTATTAGCACCAGTAGTATTAGCAAGAAGTGAATTATAACCTACTGCTGTGTTGTTGTTTGCTGTAGTATTATTTGATAAACTATAGCTACCAATAGATGTATTGTTAGCACCTGTTGTATTATCAAAAAGAGTTGCATATCCCACACCTACGTTGCAACTACCTGTAGAATTTAATCTAAGTGATTGACCTCCTATTGCTGTATTAATACAACCAGACGTATTTTCACTTAACGCAACACTTCCAATTGCTGTATTATTGTTACCACTTAAACTTCCATCATCTAATGCAGTATTTCCTAAAGCAACGTTATTTGTACCTACAGGATAATTACCATCTAGTTTGATTGTGCCACCATCTACACTAACATTACCAGCAACAGTTAATCCATCTGTAGTGATTGTTCCTACATTATCAATGTTTCCTGTGCCTGTAATATCGTTTGAGTTTAGGTCTAGGTCTCCACCAAGTTGTGGGCTTGTATCTGTTACAACATCTAAAGCTGAATCTATAAAATTAACTGTATTTGCTGAAGTATCTATTGTTGCAAATTGAATATCATCTGCACCATCATGTATGTATAAAGTCCAAGTTGATGAAGTTGTGTCTATCCAAAATTGTCCCGCATATTGAGTGCTTGGTGCTGATGTTCCTGAATTGTTTGTTGCGATTGCTGAAAGAACATTATTAATATCTGCTCTAGTTGCTGGAAAGCCTTGATTGGCTATGGAATAATCGTGTTGTGCCATGATCTGTTTTTATCCTATTTATTATTAAATTCAATCATTTTATTATTGCTGACTACCAAGTCCTACAGCTTGGAAATCAAAAGTTCTATCTACAGTATTACCACCACTATCAAAAAACTCAATATTAAAATTAGATGCACTTTTAGAATTAAGTGTAAAGAAATCTCCTGTATTTAAGTCTTGTGCAATAATTGTAATTGTTGGTGTTTGATAATATTGATTATCAAATGTTACTGTTTTACCAGCTACATCTGTTCCTGAAGATACATTAGAACCATCTTGAATAACTGTTGGTAATAATAGCTTAATAGATAAATTGTTTATCTTAGGTGTTGCTGATGTATCTGTTGAAGTTAAAATTGCTCTAAACTTAACTGCTCTTGCAACATAATCTCCAGCTTTAAAGTTTTGATAACTACCAAAGGTTACATTGTCATCTGATAAAGCTATTTGTAATTGAACATTAGAAGATATTGCTTCATCTACTGCACCATCAAATAAACCTTGTTTTGAATCAAATAATCCACTTTGAGAATCGAAGTTATCTACATAGTCTAAATGATCTACATTAAGTTGGTTAAGTAATAATTTAATTTTAAACTTAGCACCAAAGTCAAATCCATCAAAATCATAAGTACCAGAACTTGCAACAGAATTATTACCACCATCAAATAATCCAACAGCATCATCTACATTTCCAACTCCATCATCAAAATTATCTGAAGTATCTAATATCAATGCGTTATCTACTACCACACAATCTGTTTTAGTTCCTGTAAATGCAGTTTCTTCTGTAATCGTTGTAATAGGTTTAATGCCATCTATAACTTGTTCGGATATAACAACAGAACTTGCAGTTGCTGATCTTACACCAAATTTATCTACAGCTTTTATAAAATATTTTCCAGTACCTACAAATGGAGTTACTACAGAAGTTGCTGGTCTTGCAATTCTTGGAACCAGTACAGTAGTATTTGCATAAATAGTTTCAGATGTATTAGAAGTAAATCTTATCTCATAAAAATCTAAATCTAAGTTTGTTACAGCATCAAATGTATGATGAAGTTTATCTCCAACAACATCTATTGAATAATTTTGAACAGTATCAGGTGGGTCAAATGCAGTTATAACTTCGTGTTGAGTTGTAGTAAATGCAGATTTTACACCCAAGCTATTTATCGTTCTAGCCCGAATATCATAAATGACACCCTCTTTAACAGGATATTTTTCTATAATAGTATTAGACCCTCTACGCATTAATCTATAATCTGTTGCAGTTGATTCTTTATATTGAACTTCAAATTCATCTGCAAAAGAATCTGTGTTTGATAGATTAACAATTAATTTAGATACAACTGAACCATTAAATAGTTCAATAACTTCATCTGATACTGAATCAATAGAGGGTTTTTGAACACTAAATGGATTAGGTAAGTTAATTGTATTCGGTGTAGCAATTTGAGATTTTTCTGACCAAGTATAAAAAGAATCAGAATGTTCTATTAAAGATAATCCCATTGTAAAATCTTGATTGAATGTTGCACCCACTACTCTAAAAGGTTTATTAACAAAACCCATAGAACTATGAGTAATATTAACTACATCTCCAATTAATAAATCATAGGCTTTTGCTCTAGCATTGATACCTAATTTTTTAGCACTTCTTGATCTTCTTAAAATAATCTCTGCCATTTCTTCAGCTTGATATGGAGAAGTTAAAGTTTTAAAATCAAATCTACCCTCTAATAAAAATCCACCATCTTCTGCTTTCATAGTTTCAAATTTATCTTCATTTGCTAATCCTGTTTCATCTAAAGGTGGAAACTGCACTTGGTCTACTTGATAGTTTCTTTCTGGGTTTATAAATGAACAAATAACAAGATTATATTTATTATTTTTATCTTCACTTTGAATTGTAAATCCACCAAATATATCATCTTCATTTAAGCTAACTGTTGCTGTAGTTGGTGCTTCAATAATTAATTTATATTTACCAGATGTATAAGGTAAAAATCCTCTGCAACCTTTTATTAAATCTCTAACATTTTCTATAACTTTTTTAGAGGTATCTATTACAGCATTACAATCAAATAAATTAATATCACTTGCACCCGAATATGGTGTTACTTGTGTTTCGCAAACTAAAGACGCATCATAAAAAGATTGTAAATCAATATCATTAGTTGTTAAACCTTTTCCATATCTTTCACTTGTTAGAAAATCTAGTAAGCACCATGCTGGGTTTGTTGTATAACTTGCAGATTGTTCAACTAAACTTGCATCATAAGTTTTAATTTTTTTACCTTTAATTCTTGCTTGTACTTTTGGAATTCCACTAAAACAATCTTGATTCCATTTAAAACGAATTGCAAGATAAGATAAACCACGAAGTCTATGATTTGTTCCCCAATTTGTTAATGTTGATAATAATGTTGATGCTGATTGATTATCACTTCCAAAATGAGGCTCTAATCTAATAACACTTTCTGCTGAACTACCCTCTACTGTTGGGTCAGCTTTATAAAAATTTGAATCTGAACTATCTACTTCAACTGCTGTAGCATCTGAAAAACCACTAGCAAATGTAACTACTTTATCATCTACTCTAATTTCTTCTATAGAGTTTATTTCTCCCTCTGACATAATTAATGCCATATATAAATATTTATTATCTGTTCCTGAACTTTCTAAAAATACTCTAGTTCCACCAATTAATCTTTCTCCATAAACAACAGGAATAGATGCGTCATTAGATTGTTTATTAACTAAAATACCTTTTTCAGTATCATCAAAATCAGATGTTCCAAAATCAGGTATATCGGGAGTGGGTATTAACCAACCAACAACATCTTCGACTACATCTCCAACAAAATCTATAACATCATCTACTATATCAGGTACATCACACATAATTATAACTCTTTTCTAAATACATATCCTATATTTTCAAATTTCATAAAATTATAAAGTTTTGCAACTTTTTCTTTTTCTATACCAACACTAGAAGCTGGTCTAAATTCTTTAGCACCTTTTTCTTTAGCCCAATCTGTAGCCATATTAATTAGTTTTACAGGAACTTTAATGCTTTTTCTTTTATCAGGGTCTACATATAATAATAAATCATGGCAAAAAACGTCATCACTAAAAAAATAATTTCTAAGATAAACTATCATCATTCCAATTATTTTATTATTATCTATTGCAACAAATCCCATACCTTTATCATTATCTATTAATGAATTTGCCATCTTTTCTAATTTTGTTTTGCTATATGAGATGTTTTTATAAGTACCCTCATTAGCCATTTTTTCTCCAAGTTCTATCATATCTTTAAAGTCTTCTTTTTTCCATTGTCTAATTATCATTTATAATCCTGTTTGTAGTTTATGTTGTTTGCCCATTGTATCTCCACTCCAATTTGAACTGACATGGCTTGGGTCTACATCATTTAACCAATGTTGAATAGAAATAAATGCACCACCATTTTTAGATGATGTTCCACCATGAATATCATTGGGTTTTACTCTAATTGTTTTGTAAGAATGAGTTGGCATATCATTTGTTTCTTCTAAACATTCTTCTAAATCAATAACTGTTCTTCCACTATGAGTAAATTTCATTCCATATAAAAATAATTCATAACTATCAACATCAGGGTGCGTATGTTCTGGTATAAATGTATTAGGTTGGCAAATAAATAATTCTACTTGAAAAGGTTTTTTTCTATATAAGACAACACCAGATACTCCCTCAATAAATAATAAAGGATTTTTAAATGGAGTATAAATTTTATTTACTTGACCAGAATTAAGATACCAATTTTTAAATTGTGCTAATATATCTTGTTCCATTATTCTTTACCCCATTTAATATCTTGTACTGTTTGTGAACTAAATTCCATTCCTTGATCTCCTGAAAAAAATCTTTGTTGTGAAGTTGGATTCGTTTTTCTTCCAGCTATTTTTTCAAAATCAGCCCAATGAGAAACTATTGTATAAACAATATTAGATTCTTTATCTGTTTCAGTTACTTGGTATTTATCTATTTGACCATCATATAAAAGAAACGGGTCAGCAATAATTGTATTATCTGTATCTAAAAATCCTCTATAAATATTAACTTTGTCATTAATAACATTTTCATTAAGTGTAATGGATAAATAAGTTTGATTTACATTTGATAAACCTATTCTTAAAGATGATTTAGTAATATTTGTTTCTTCAGTAAATTCAGAAATATTTTGTATAAATTCAGTAGGTGTATAAGTTTGTGATGTGCCTGAAATAGAACTTGTTAATTCAAATGAACAATCTGTTAAATATACTGGAGTTGAAAACCCAAAATATACAAGATGAATTGGTCGTAATACATAAGTGGCTAATTCATTTTTTAATGCTGTTGTTAGATTTCTCGTCATATTCTTCGTAATTAGTTTGGGTTACACTTTCTGTACCTTTTACCATAGTAAAATTAAATTTGCTATTAGGTTTGTTATATTCTTTCAAATCATTAATTGATGTATCTATCTCATCTTCATTGACAATAGCTTCAGCAATAAAATCGGCAGTTATTTTGTGTACTATTTTGTATTTTTTCATCTACAATGCTTCTTCAACATCTAACTCAAATTTATATAATACATTACCATCTTTATCAGAGCCTACAGCACCAAATTCTTGCATATCATTAATTAAATATACTGTAAATGGTATATCATTATATGTGATATTTTCGTCATCTGCCAAATCTTGTACTAATGGTGGTTCTATTGTTATTGTACTTGCATTACTAGATGAAGTTACATCTGAAATAATCATATAAACTTTATCATGTCCAAATTTAATAAAATCTCCAGCTTTTAAAACTCCTGAAGCATCAGCAGAATGTCCATCAATATCTATTGTAGTATCTCCAGCAGTATGACTTCCATTAACTAATAATGTTCCTGTTTCTGTTCCTCTAGTGCTAGATAATTCTGGTGGAATTATTGTAAAATTTTCTTTTCCTGATCTTTGCTTAACAATAAATGCCATCAATTCGCCATAAACATCAGATCGTTTTCCAACAATAATATTAGCTGTAAATGCCCATCTTTGACCATCTATTTGTCTTGTAAGTTTTTTACCACTAGCAGATTTAGATATTAAAGTTTTTTGAATAGATTTAATTCCTAAAGTTTCAAATTGTGAATTAGATATTGGAAATATACCAGCCATTAGATTAGTGCCTCTCTACCACGTTCATTAACAGATTCATTTATAATTCTTGAAATAGTTCCTCGTCTTTGAATTAATAATTGATCGAATCCTTTTGCATCAACTGTTGTAATATTAAAATTAACTGTTGTTCCACCACCATTACCAGTTCCTCTAGCAGATTGAGTTATTTGTCCTGTTTGGTTTGGTATAAATAATTCTGCACCTCTTTCTCCAACCATAACAGGTTGTCCTTTAGAAACTGCACCACCTTTTTCAAAACCTTTAATTTTATCTACTAATTTTAATCCAGTACCCACAACTGCACCAGCCGCCGCAATATTAAATGGAAAAGGAACAGATGCTAGTGCTTTGACACCAGCTTTGTAAGCAGAAATTAAACCCTCTCTAATTGCCGCAAATTTAAAAATTTCTGTTGCTTTTTTAATTGCCGCAGTAACTGCTGAGCCAACCATAGCATCTACGATTGATCTAATAATGGCTTCTGATAATGATTGGAAACTTAATTTACCTGTCATTACAAAATCACTTATAGAATTTTTTAATGCACTTAAAGAATCTTGACCAGCTTTTTTAAATCTTTCAAATGTACTAACATCAAATTCTGATTTTAAACCTTCTCCAAATCCCTCTAAAGCACCACCAACTCCCTCTAAAGATTTTGGCAATTCATCAAAACCCTCATGTATTTTTCTATAAACATCAAAAACACTTTCAGCAGTTTCTTTTTCTTTTTTAAGAGCCTCTTGTATTTCTTCATGTGTCTTTAATCCTTTTTGAACTTCTTTAGTATATTCAAATGCTTTAGTAGTTTTAATTTTTTGAAGTAAAATAAATTCTTCTAATTTTTGTTTTTCTTTTGTTAAATTTTCTAATTGTTGTTGTGTTAAATGATTATAATTTTCTAGAATTACTTGTCCTTTTCCTCTTACATCAACAAATTCATATTCTTTTCTCAAACCCTCATCTAATTCTTTATTAATTTCTATTAATCTTAATTGTGCTTGTTCAATACTTTGAACATCAATTAATCCACTTTTTATTCTTTCTGTTTGAACTAAATCTTTTACTTTATCTATTACAAAACTAATTCCAGCTAAACCAGCCGCACCTTTTTTACCTAAAAGAAATGCACCAACTATACCTATCTCTCTAGCAAATTCTGGCATAGCCATAAATCCATCTAAAATACTTTTTAAACCTGAACCTATTTTATTAATAGTAGGTATTAAATCTTTTCCTATTTGAACAACTCTAACCATTCCATTAGCTAAATTCTTACCAACTGAAGTCGCTATTCTATCTAAATCTCTTGCATTGTTTTCTAAGAAATCATCTAAATCTCCAAATTGATTTTTAAGTTCTTCAAAAAATCCAGCTTCTAATAAAACTCTTTTGAAGTTAAATATTTTATCGCCAATCATTGAAAGTGTTCCCTCAAAAGTTTCTGCTAATTCATCTGTAGCTTTTCCAAATTGACCACCTTTTCCAAATACTTTTGCAAATGCTTCTCTAGTTTCTTCAATAGATACAGTTGCACCAGCTTGGAAACCAAGCATATTTCTAACACCTTTTTCTCTAAATAAATCTGCCGCACCTATACCAGCACTAAATGATCTTTGTATTTGTTCAGCCGCAGTTCCAAAATCCAAACCTGTTGTTGCCGCAACATTACCTGTTATCTCTAACATATTTTGAAGATCGTCAGCATTATCAGTAACAGTTGCTAAGATACCAGCACCTTGTTGTATTTGTTCTAGTGAAAAAGGTACTTTAGATGCAAACTTAGTCATATTCTCAAATGCTTTTGCACCCTCGTTTGTATCTTTAAGTAAGAACTTTAATCTTGTTCTTAAATTCTCTAAATTCTTTCCTGTATTAACTAAGTTTCTAATAACAAGTCCAGCACCAATACCAACAAATGCACTTTGCAAACTAAATACAGAATTTTTTAATCTTGCTAAAGATTTTTGAACACCACCCAAAGCCTGTTTGGTTTTATCTC